TAGGTATTCCCAAAACTCTTTTTCCCTGCATAACATTCCTGCTAGCTTAACCATCTGAGCACCAGCAAACTCTTCACGATTTAATGGTTCTTCATTGTCTGCAAGGCGCACCATCACAACCATATAACGAGCCCCAACAAAATCTTTTACGATTTCGTCGGGTATTTCGTCTGGATGGATAGCTAAATTCATAACATATCCATCCTTGGTCTGTTTAAGAGCGACTTTTTTAGCCTCAAACTGACTCGTCTGCATCCTCTAATCCTTTGTAGATTCCCAACTTAGATTCAAGATAATTGATAATTAACATTAAGTCTTTAATCACGGTATCCTTTTCCATGTTGTCTTTGATAGTGTCTTTAAGAGCGTCTTTTAGGTCGTCTAAAATCTTCTCTGTCGCTATTTTTTTCACTCCCATGGGTCTTTCTCCGTAGATTTAGGTGCTGCGTCTTTAACATAGGTATCTACTGCAAGTGATAGAAATTTGTTTCCGGTCTTGGATTCCCGTTTCCACGCCGACAACTTAACAGAAATGGTTTCGTCATCAGATTGCTCCAATAAGAGCTTGGCATATTCTCTGTCAATGGCAATGGTTCCAAAGAAATCGGGAGACTTCTCGGTACGCTTTTGTGAAGATATGTGTAGTGAGCCGGTGTTTGGTCTTACTTCGTATTCCATAATTATTCCTTAGTTAATGATTTTTTTGTTGCTGAAAAACTTACCATAATCTGTGCATATGCTTTGTCGTCTAATTCTTTTGCTTTATCAAACACAACACGATTATTCTTAAAGATATTGGCTACATCGTCTGGATGTACTGCTAATGCCAGTAAGGTCTCTACGCCGGCTTTTAATGACTCCATCCATGCGTTAACGTCTTCTGTCTCCATAACAGTAAGCTGCCAATCTCCGGGTTTACCCGCAGTCTTCCCAGTCTTTGTGGCTGCAGCTTTTTCGACCGCTGCCTTTGGTGCTGGAATATTTGGCACTTCTGGCATTGGCTTAGTGTCTCCAGTATCCGGTGGGATGTCTTCGCCGTTGTATATGTATAGCCCAATACCATGTAATGCGATTGCCTTAGCTAAGCAACGCTGCATAGCAGTATTGACGGCAAAAGAATCTGGCTCAGAGATTGGCTTATTCCGATAGTCCATTACTGGAAGCTGTGCTGTACGAGCAATATCATTGGCAATAACAGTACAAAATACCATTACAGAACCACCGCCCCAGCGTTGATACTCCGGATAAAACCAATGTGCTTTAGGGTCAGCTAATAATAACTGGTCTACAGCCCATGCCCAAGATAGATACGTGAGATTATTTTTCTTCTCGGTATATTTAGAGACATCTATCTGTCTCAGTTCTTTGTATTCCATGGTTATAGGTTCTCCAAATACGCATCAGCTAAACATGCAGCTTCTTGATATATAGAATTACACAGAATTTCTTCAAAATCATCTGGCGGTTCTTTGCGAGCCGAATCATAATACTTCAACATGTCTTTAGACTTGTCAGTTGTTGTTGGTGCTAATGCCAACATAAAATCGTAAATCATTTCTTGCCTCGTCTTCATCACTTCTCCTCGTTAAGTACTACTTCAATTAACTTTTCTAAATAGTGCTGGGCTTTACGCAAGTCCTCAACATTATTCTTAAACCGGTAACGGGAAACGTATTTCACAATATTTCCCTCAAGATAGCCAAGGTCATTGGCAACTATATAATCCCATGGCTGGATTGCATTCTTTGAGTAATGCGTACCGCCTACCTGCATACCATTTGCACTCATTGGTTTTCCTCTAAATACGCTTTATATTGGTCACAATATGGGGCTACTTGGCAATACTCTTCGCAGCGCACTCTCCTACCTTTGCGTGTTTCAAGCACATATCCTTTGCCCAATTTTTTTACTTCTTCCTCTGCATCTTCTAATACATCGTGTAAAGACTTTGCTCTTTGATTGCCATCTTTCTTGACGGCATAGACTGTTGGTCTTTCCCACATCTCCTCTGCTGTACAGTATTGTAACACTTCTGTTGCATCTGTTGCAAATTTAGCCTCGGAATGAATATGAATTTTGCTACGGATAAATAGTTCCCGCTGCTCCATTGTCCATAGCTTAATTGGTATGACGACAGCACGAGCCTCTGGATAACCCTCTTTAGTCTGAGCATCCCGCTTGTTCCAGTCTCTAACAATAGCAATAATAGCGAGCTTATGAACGGGAGCTTTTTTTACATACTCTACTAGCCAAGCATAACAGTTAAGCTGCTCTTCCCATTCTTTCTTCTCATTCATCACCGCCCAAGCACCAACGTTTTTATAGTCGTTGATTTCAATGCCTTTGTCGGACTCAATCTGAAGGTCAATAGCTCCTGAGACACTCCAGCCATCTAGCTCAGCAAAGAGACGCTCTTCTACAATATGACCTGGCACCTTACCTTGTTCTAGGATGTAGTGCATTGCCGTGCCCCATAAAGAGGGAATGAGCTCTGTAACATCCTGCTCTATCAAGTGGTCGTATTTCTCTCTCAGCTGGACAATCCTTGGACTAGTGAGTAGGCCAGTGACCGACATATGCGAAGCACCTTTGGAATAGGTAGGCCGCTTTACCGCTTGGACTATCGTTTCTGGTAATCCGTATTTATTAGTTATCTTCAATTGTTTTTAATCCATGCAGCCAACATTTCAGCACTTGCTGCGACCGCTAATAGCATTCCTACGGCAGCCTTCTTGTCTCCAGCTAGCAAAGAATCATGAACCTGCTTTAAAGACTTGTTGATACTTAACATTGTTTCACTGTAATCTACCATCACCTACTCCTATATCCATGGCGTCTGCCATCGTTGTCAAAATAATTTACTGTTCCACTAGGTGCTATCTTCTCATAGCCAATACGATTGCCGCTATTATCGTAAACCCCATTATTAGCGTTGTAGTTGTATTGACTATTGTTCCAGTTCTGTGGACTGTTTTCCCACTTAGTGCTGCTGTTGTCGTAGTTGTATTGACTGTTCTGCCAGTTGTATGGGCTTGTCTCCCAGCTCTGTTGTGCACATGCCGGCTTAGAAACCATTACCCCAATAAAGACCACGCAAGCAATCACAATCCCTGTTGTAACAGCTCCTGTGGCATATCCAATGTTAAATGCTAGTTGTTCGTTCTTATCCATTTTTATTCCTATTTAGTTGCCATCATATAAAGACCCACATTGCCAAGAGCATAGCCAGCGTAGCAAATAGCCATGCCCACGTTACCTTTGAAATACTGCTCTCCGGATATATACGCATAGATTATTCCAGTAAGAATGATTAACCAGCTACTCACAAAACTTCCTTGCTTGTTGGATTATCAAGTATGTAAAGCGGCACATCAGGCGGAGTTAATTTTTTACTTTTATCTTTTGTATAAATTTCCGGCTTATCCTTCAAATTACAAAGATGCGTTTTCATATCTTTTAAATCTTCTTGTGATACCCATGCAACTATTTTCATAATTTAAACTCTTTTTCTCTAGCTATTTTAGTTAAAAGCATCCGAATGGCAACGGATAAACAAAGTCCGTGAGCCTTTAAAATTTCTTCAGCTTGTTGTTTAACATCACTATTTACTCGTGCTCTTACAATGTCGTTCATTAGCAGCGCCCATCTATGTCTATTTCTCTTTTCTTCTTTTTCTTTTTCTTTAAAATCTTGCCCATAAGCTCTTCTCGGCGGGCTTTTACTTCCGGAGTTGCGTACTCGTTAAGCTGGTGGACTTGTTTGTAAGTATCGTCTAACCAATAGCAGCGCATCTCATGGAGGGTGTAGATTCCAAGAAGGGCATTCATTACCTCATCCTCAGTCATAGGCCAAGAGCGGTCGCCGTAAGTTTTAAACAGCATTTCAATATCTTTGCCGGTCTGCTCTACGGAAAATATCTCGTCCTCTAAATCAAATCGTGTTTTCATCTTGTTATCCAGTAAATAAATCCTACAGCCATCCCACCTAAAAATGCCGACATTACAAAATCTGTCGTGGTCTTGTAAAAACGCCGCACCATCCAAGCCCAATCATCATCAAACTTATGGATAGCATATGCATATTCTGCATCCCTAAAAGCCTCTGAAACACTACGAGAAGTGCGCCCTACTATTTGATGCAAATCAAAGTTGTAGTTTCTTTGCTCTCGCTCTAACGCCTCTTGAACTGACGGGTTTATTAGGTTTTCTATCCGCTTTGCTTTTGACAGTCTTCTTGCCATGGGTTTCCTGTTGTTTAATGTACTGCCATAGGATTGCGACAATCCCTTCTTGAACCAAGAAAGCCAATCCTTCTTTGTCAAAATGAACCATTGCATCTGCTGAGCCATCTTCATTCTCTCTGGTGATTTCTAACTTTATTTCCATAACATTTCCTTTGAACATCAATCGGGTCGTCCTCTGTTACCTCGGAACAGGCATACACAATCTTAGGGTTGTGCGTTACATGTAACACATGGGCGCAAAGAACAATTGAAAAACAAATTACAAAATATTTTATAGCCAAGACCATACACGGTTGCCTATGAGCACACAAAGAAAAAACACAATCGTAAGGATTACAATAATAGATGTAGCTGCAATGCTCATTAAATTATCATTCATTAATTTTCCTCCACCATTTACGAAACTCAATAGGTTCATACCAGTGCTTTAATCCCGCTTTATATACCGGTTTTGGACCATTCATAGAGCCCATCTTGCCTCTCATTGTTGCTTGATTAACATTTAACTCAGAACACATTTCCGCAAAAGACCGCAATGGTTTACGTGGAACACCATTTCTATTACGGTAATCTGTCCATGCTTGACCTTCTGTTAAATATTTAGGCATGTTTTCCTCTAAATCAAATATAATGCTTATGCTATGACAAGTCAATACATCGTACCCACTTTCTCTCATGTGTTGTATCAGTGCTTACCCTAACGTTTCCCTATCCTTGTAGCGTCAACGCTTATTGGCTGGCTAGCGGTCATCGCCGGTATATTTCCAAACGTGGAATGGAATTTAAAAAAGCCGTTCAAGAAATATGTAGGAACGTTGCTACATTTGGTGATAAGCCGGTGGAGGTATCCATCATCCTTTATCCAAGAGACAAGCGGCTGCTGGATATAGATAACATTTGCAAGTGCGTCCTAGACTCCATGAATGGAATAATTTATGACGACGACCAGCAGGTCTGGAAGTTAACAGTAGAACGGGGCGAGAAAATTAAGGGTGGCGGCTGCCAAGTCACTATTAAAGAGTACTTAATGTAAAGTTATTGACAGAGGATTGTAAAGTAACATATATGAGTCATTAACCCACTTAAGGACTCGTTTATGAGTCATTAACCTTTTCTTACAAAATTGCCCGTTCGGGAATATTTTCCTATTTTTGCCTACTTTTTCATCAATTCTTCCCGTTCGGGAAACTTTTTGCTATGCCTGTCAATGTCCTATGTTTGCATGATTTTTTATTGAAATTTCATGCACTTGCAGCGTTTTTTCTGGGAGGTGTTGTCCGATGTATATCTATTTCGGTGTATACAGGTGTATATATCGGTAGTTTTGTACACTTTGAGAAACAAAAAAGGGAGCAGCGCCCCCTTTCTGTAGAAAGAATCCAGCTTATTTCTTTCTTGCTTCGTATAAATCTTTCCAAGTAGAAATTACGGCATTTACCCAGAACTCGTTTACTTCTTTGATGCGCTCTGCTAATTGCTCGAATTGCTTAGTCTGTTTTGTAAAATCAAACATATATGTATCCTTAAAGGGGGTTAATAGTACGTTTGTGTATTATATTACACATTATGGTGCAGTGCAATGTAGGGTTTACCCTAATACTGTACAAAACGACCGGCATTATAATAAAAGTCCATCTCGTGAGGATGTTTTGGAGTGCCAAAGGTGCTTAAATGTCTGCCTTATATTTGCGACAGCTCCACTTTTTTTAAATCT